TTATTTGATGCAATGGTGCTATGTTGTCCGTAAGAATATTTGGATTAATAATCTTAACTAGACCCCATTCTTCCAACAAAACTGCAATTGCGTTTCGTCTTTGTATATCATTCTCAGATATGTTAGATGGTTTACCATCCAATGCAAATAGTTCTTTAAAATGTACAATGTAATACTTGCCCTGTTTGTGCAGAATGTGGCAAGATTGGTATAAAACTTTTTCTTTACGAGAAGATACACCAATTCGTGTAAGAGTTTCCCGAACCTTTAAAAAATCATCCTGTTCGTTGAGTGTAACCTCAACAAACTTTGATAAATCAACCATATCATTTCCTTAATCCACCGGTATCGGTTTGTTCTTTTAGTTTTTGGATTTGTTCTTTACTCAGAATCCGTAACGCTTCGCTGGCTTTAGAATTTGAATAGTTGAAGATTTGCTTAACACATTCTATATCTCCACTCTGTTCAGATTTCTTAGCCCACTTAGCAAACGGCCTCTTTTGAGACCTGACGGTATTTAGTAAAAAGTCATTCTGCAACTTCTTATCAAGGAAATGTCTACGATTCATCTCATTCGCATACAAGATACAATCTTTATGTTGAGAAAGACCACGGTTGATTAGAAAAGGTTCATACCCTTTCTCTGTGATATCATCAACAATAAGTTGTTTCTTGTTTTGAAGAATTGCATTCAGATAGTCAAATGGGTTCATGTTGCCATCCTTATCAAACCAATACTATCTATAGTTGTAAGAAGCAAGTAGTTAGCCAACATGCCAAAAGATTTCCGAGAATAAGCAGCCCAAGCATAGAGGCTACAGCCGAGGATCCAAACAGGATAGAGAGAAAGTAAAGGCGGATTGGGTACTGTAATAGCCATGGTAATAGAACACCCAATACTAATGCCCCAAGCAAGCAACTCAATGCAAAAACGAAACCGATTAGAATTCCAATCATTTTTAATCCATTCTACAGTAGGTTTAAATAAATCTATAATCATGTGAACTCACATTCTACCATAATCTCTGTCAAACAAGCAACAGTATTGATTTCATGGTCAGCAACAAATGCAGCCTTGTATTGGTAGTCAGCAAGAATTAGAACTGCTTGAGGAATAGACTGCGGTTTCATTACATCATATAATGAATCATATATCTTGCGATAGAAGATTGTTGAGTCAATTTCATGTGTTGCAACCCATTTACGAATTGAAGTAAAATCTTTCGACTTAACAAATCCAATAATCTCATCAATTGATACATCACCAATCTGTGCAAGAATGCCAGTATCGATTTTACCGAACTGAGAATATCTTTGTAACTCATTAATGATTCTACGAAAATCAGGAAAGTGTTTCTTGATTAACTCAGCAACAACTTTATCATCAAAGTCAATCGATTCACTTTGCAAAACTGTCTTGATTCGTTTAAAGAAGGCAGTCGCCATTTTGGCGTTCTCACCATTCTTTAGATTGAATTCAATTACAGCACAACGTGAATGTAATGGTTCGATGATACGATTCTTGTAATTACAAGTAAAGATGAATGAGCAGTTGCCTGCAAATTCTTCAATCGCATTACGAAAAGCAGGTTGCGTAGAATTTGGATTTAGATAATCAGCCTCATCAATGATGATGACCTTTCGGCCACCACTAAAACTCATTGATGATGCATAACCCTTAATTTTATTTCGGAAAGTATCAATGCCTGATTCATCAGAACCATTGATTACGATGTAATCGCAACCGATTTCGTTGCAAAGCGCTTTCGCTACAGTAGTCTTCCCAACTCCTGCGCCGCCAGCCAGAAGTAGATTTGGAATCTGTTTTTGATTCACATACTCCTGAAATGGTTTCTTTAGACGTTCTGGAAGAATACACTCCTCGATTGTCTTTGGGCGATACTTTTCTGTCCACAGTAAATGTTCCATTGGAATCTCTCATAATATAAATCATACACAAGTTAGTCACGTTCATTAAAACGTGCAACTACATCTAAGTAATTGTCAGTCACATTATACACAACTCCAGTGGCAGTGTAAATAGAAGTTACGGGAATAACTTCAGTAACTTCTTCTGTTTCTGGATTTTGTTTTGTCAATACACTTTCAAATACGTTTACAACATGGAGAGGATTAATCGCCAATGATTGTGAAGCATTACCTTCAAGTGCGTTTGTAAAGTACTTTAGCATCATTCAGCCTTTTCGAATTTACTACCTGGTTCAGTAGTCACCCAATACTTAATTGGATTCTTTTGGTTAGTGAATTGAGAAATGCCTTTAGATGAAATTTTTACATCGTAACTACCGGACATTAATTTACTGATTACTTCAGTTTTGAAAATCATTCTAAACTTATCACCACTACCAGTCACAGGCAATTCAAGTGAGTCGGTGTGAGCCGCATCATTCTGCAAGTCAAGTGTAACGATATTGATTTTTGCACCATCAGATTCGATTGCAATTTGTGGTGAAGATAGTACAGAAGCAGCACGGAGAATCCACTCAAAGTCTTCAGCAGAAAGAGAGAAAGATACTTCTGGATCAGGCATTGTTAGTGCTTTCTCTGGAGGAGTATTAATCAAATTGCCAGCACAGAATCGATATAGAATCTTAGAGCGGCCTCCGTTGCCTACGATAACGACATTGTTATCGGAGAATTCAAACGATGGATCATCTTTGTGTAAAGAGACCACAGAAAGAAAGTTGTTCAAATCATAAACACCAAACTCAGTTGGAATTTCTTCATTGATAGTTGCCTCTGCGAGAATGTTCTTCAGAGAAGAAACAGTCTTTAGAGTTTTGCCTTGTTTAAATAAAAGGCCTTGATTGATAGAACCAAAGTTCTTCAAAACGGAGAGTGTGTCATTCGATAATTTCATAATTTAGTTTCCTTAGTCAAATCGTGATTATGTAGAGCCATAATGCTATAGTGTAACACTTTTAGCAAATCTTTGCGGTTATAACCGTCTTTCTTCCCATATCTTTGGGAATACTTTATAATGTTACCAATGCAAAATCCTTCACCATGTCCTGAGTCCATGATAAATTCAGTTGCCTGGAACTTATTCTGTGAGTAGTGTTCGCCATAGGTATCATCAATGTACTTTTTGAGCTCATTAATGATACGGTCCTCACTATACTTGTATTGAATAGTGGTTGTCTTCAAGCGGTAACTTCCTCTTTTTCATTTTCTGATGTATCAACGAATGAAGAAATACCTAGAGTTTTGTTCAATGATTTTTTAGTTTTTGTTGATGGTGGGTTCGTTAAAAACCCATCATTGACTCCAAGAATAACTAATTCATCCATGTTTGGTGTCAATGATGATACAGCAGGAATGAATCTACCAAATTTAACTTTAGTTGACATTTTTTTACCATAAAGAATATCCAATTTTGAAATTTCTTTATTCCAATCTTTAGTAGTTTCTATAAGTCTATCAATATAAGTTTCTTCTGGATCATAACCTTTTAACAAATCTGTATGTAATACTATTCTAATTTCTTTTACTTTAGGAAATTCCAGCAACATCTCACCTATAGCATAGGGTATCTTTTTAAGAGAATTTGTAGCGTATACAGCATATTTAATATCATCTGTATCTGGATAATTTACCATAAATGATTTAATAGATGGCTTACTAGTATAAGATTTAACTACTATTCGTTTACCATTAGAATCAATTCTATGAACACAACTATTGAAAATTTGATTAGTCAATTCTTCTTTTGTTTTATTTTGCCAACCAAGACCGTGAGATAATTCGTTCACATGCCATGATATTGTATCTCTATCTAAAGAAATCTTTTCTTGTACAATTAAATTTTTGATTAAAAATACCACATCTTCTTTAAGAAGTTTTCCAGAAGGTTTGTGATACCTGTTTTCACCACCAAAGAAACTAACAAAAGCTAAATCGACTTCTTCTTCAGAGAAACCGGCTCTACCTGTATAAACCACACAGATAACATTTTTAACACCAAGTTCCTTTAAAATTGATAAACGAGTAACACCGGCACCAGGTACTAAAGTTCCATCTTTAAGCATTCTTATTTTAGGTGGATCAAATTGTAGTGAATATCCAGAAAAGGTGATGTCCTCTCTAATTTCATCTTTTTTAGGATTTTCTCCACCACTTCTCATCCATTGAGAAAATATGTCGGTCATATCAATATCTTTAAGGTCAATATCCCAAAACAAACTACCATCAGGTCCTCGAATTATATCAATAGGTAACTCTTTACCATCATGATCGTAAAAAGCATTTCCATAAAAATGTGGTTTTGTTTTAACATTTACTAATTCTAATGCTTTTTTTACATCAGTCTTTTTGAAAGATTTAATCTTTCTAACATTTATCACATGATTCATAATATAAAATAACTCCTATAATTTACCAGTATATTGTGCAACAGCAGGCATGTTACCACTAAAGGCATATGTACCGATGTGTTGCGTTTTCATCCATGGACATAGATAGATTGTTCCACCCATCTTACGCCACATTTGACAGAACATATAATCTTCGGAAAGATATCGTTCTGAACCACCACCTGTGATACTATCTTTTGTATCGATAACAGTATCAAAGTAAGCGTGAATATAACGTGTACCATCAAAGTTGGCTTGACCAACATGATCTGGTTTATATTTGATTGATGGATATTCGACTTCCATTTTTTCAAACACTTCACGTTTCACCAACATGAAACCTGTGCCAATTTCCATAACTTCAAGGGGTTCAGTTACTTGGAATTGTGATGTACCTTTTACAACATTGAAAACGTATTC